CGGTGCTCACGACGGTGCAGGGTGGTCATGGATGCGGCCACGGACTGGCCGGCAAGGGCGAGGCAGGCGATACAGGCGCAAGATGCGGTGAAGCAGCGAATGAGGAAACCTCCAGAGAGGGTGCGATGGCATCGCGCATCGAATGCGCGGCGTTCACGACAGCGCCTCCACGTAGTCGCGGATGCGGTCGGTGATGCGGAACCACTCGCCATGCGAGCGGTCAGACCGGAAGCGCCGATGCAGGTCGTGCTCGCTTCGGACGCTGCCGCGGGTCGTCGCCCACAACTCGAGCGGAAACGGGCTCGCGGTCGCCAGCCGGTCGAGCCTCTTCGTCGGCTCGGACGAGTAGCCGATCTTCACGAACCCGCCGCCGCGGATGAAGTAGATCCAGCCCGTATCTAGAGGAGGCTCAGGCGGCAGGAGGGCGGGAACCGTCGGCGCCTCGAAGCACGCCTTGCAGAAACCAACCAGGCCGTCGTGCCACCACTGGGTCTTCTCAACGTGCTCAAAGAGCCACGCGGCCGGCTGGTCGCAGTTCAGGCACTGCTCGCCGTCAGCGATCGAGACAACGCGGATCAGGTGATGCTGGAGCGTCCACTTCCACGTCATCGCGTGGCACTCCGAGGAGAGAGATGCGGGGCGCCCTTGGAAGGCGACGGACACACGTTCGCGCGTGTGTCGACGTCAGCTAGTGCCGCTCTAGTCGCCCCGCCGCGGCAGACCTGGAGAGACGTTACATTTTTGGCTTCACTGCACGGTTTGTGCAGGTACACATCGCGGGTTCGATCCCCGCCGCCTCCATTTTCGGCTCTAGGCCCCAAAGCAGGAGGAAGCATGGTTTACAAGTCGTCTTCCGTATCCCGCATCGAGTGAAGCACTCGCGCCAGGTCGGAGGTGTCGAACGACGCATACGAATCCCTCGTCGTCCCAATGTCAGCGTGCCCCAGAAGCTCCTGTGCGGCCGTGAGGTTCCCTGTGCGACGCAGAATGTCCGAGGCAACCGTGTGACGGCCCCTGTGCATCCCGAACCCCGCCACGACGCCCTCATCCACGATTCCGGCCGCCTCAAGACGTGCGTACCACCAGCGATGCACAGAACGCGGGACGAAGCCGTGATGGTGCTGGTAGTAGGTGCGCATCCCGACCTTGCGGCGCGGGCAGACAGGGAACCAGTCGAGGATCGCGTCGTGGCCGCCTAGTTCGAGCTCGAGCGCGCCAAGGTCCCGCCAAAACGCCTCTTCAACGATCGGGATCGTGCGTACCTTGCCGCCCTTGCCGGTGAGGACGAGGGTGCGGCGCTCGAAGTCGAAGTCGCGGAACCTGACGCCGGCTATCTCAGCCCTGCGGAGCCCGTAGAGCAGGATCAGCATCACGCCGAGCTTGTCGCCGAGATAGTCCTGTGAGGCGAGGACCTTGTCGACCATGCTCTTGCCGAACGGTTCCCGCTTGACGCCGCGTTTCTTCGGTGACGCCAGAATGCGAGCGGGGTTGCCGTGGATGCCGCGCCCTTCACGTACAGCCCAGTCGAAGAAGTCCACCCACACCGACCTGACCTTCGCCCTCGTTCTGCCTGACAGCTCGCCCCAGTGGAAGTCCATGCACTCGCGCAACCGTTCGGCGCCGACGGGTGCTTCGAGGTCTTTCAGTTCGAGGTCGGAGAAAAAAAGAGCAAGCCGAGCAAGGATGGGCTCGTAGTCGCGGATAGTGTCCTTGGCGGCTCCCCACTCATTCCGCTTCCAACGGATGTAGCGGGCGACTTCGAGCCCCAGGGGAGTCGAGCGGTAGCTCTTATCCTTCAGGGCCTCGCGGAGAATACGCGAAGCGTCGCCGAGTTCCAAAGCGGTGACGCTCATCCCGTCTCCTCGCCAGCGTCGGGGGTTTCCGTGCCGCCCTGCTCGAGCGCCGCCAGCAGAGGCATGACGTGCAGCCCGATGCACGCACCAAGCGCGGAGTCTCCCGGGGTCGGGTAGCCCATCTTTGCGTCTATACGGTCTGCCTCAACGACGGCTTCGAGCGCTGCCGTCACCAGGGCGAGCCGGTCTTCGGCCTGCTGTGCTCGTTGCCGGGCCGACCATTTCTGTGCGGCTTCGTCGGCCAGCCGGTCGCGCAGACGCGCGCACTTCGGGCAGTCAGGGTCAACCAGTCCTGCCGCTACCGGGTCGGACGTGTAGCGCCCGTCCATGTAGCCGGGTTCCTCGTCGCCTTCCTGCCGTCCGGGTGCGCCCACCCCGGCGGCCGCAAGCTCATCCGCTGCCTCCCGCATCGTGCGAGTCAGGAGTGACTTAGCATGGCCGCGGTCATCGTCTACCGCTGCGGCGAGTGTCCGAAGTCTCTCGACTAGCTCCGCTGTCTTGTCGGCGTCCCGGGCGGTCACGACGCCGCCGCTTCAAGATTGCGGAGCCGCCGCGCCGCCTGCACAAGCAGCGCGAACGCAGCCGCACCGCCGCTTTTGCCGTTGCGCTCCTGCCAAAGCAGCAACCGCTCCTGGTAGACGGCGCGGGCCTCTTCAAGATTGTCGTCCGGGTGGTACTCGGGTGGGACGTACTCAAGTAGGGCCTGCTCAAGCGACCGCTCCGTCCGCCGTTCGCCTGCTCCCGCGCCGCTAGACATCGGCGTCCCGATCGGGTGCGTCAAGTGACTGAATCCGCCACTCCACGGGCTCGCCGCCGAAGTCGTCGGGTGGCTGGGCGGCGATCCACTTTTCGACGTCGCGCATTGACTCGAACGGCCCGACGATCCGACCCGCGATCGACCCAATCTCCTCAGCCGCGATCCATAGACGCGTGCCGCTCACGAGCCCACCCGTTCGCGCCCGTACGGGAAGCTGCCGCCGCGTCTCGCCCGTCTGAGGTTCCGCCCCCACCAGAACGCCAACACCCACGCCCCGGTGAGGGCTCCGGCGGCGAATGCCACGATGGCTACGGCGGCGTAGATCACTCGCCCTCGTCCTGGTCTTGGTTGTCGGGGTCGGGGGTGCCGGCCGGCAGATCGTGGGGGGCCGGGACGTCGGGGGCGTAGTCGGCGTGGAACCTGAGCCCGTAGGCGCGGGCGGCGCCGGTCAGGATTAGGGAGCGGACGCGACGGTCAACGCGGTCGAGCGGCTGCGGATCACTCATCGGTGGGCCAGAACTCGTACGGCTCCCACATCCGCATCAGACGCACGTCGAGCCCATCGAGGGCGAGCTGCTGCTGGACGGCCTCGCCGATGGTCGAATCACCATCGGGCGCGTCCTCTTTCCACCACCAGCCGGAGACTTCTTCCTGACGCCGCCACCCGTTGTCGATCAGGTAGCGGCACATCAGGTCGTACAAGTCCTCGATCGTGACCGTGTGCGGCGATTGCTCGATCATGCCTGCGCGCTCTCAGGGATCGGAAATGCCGAGGGCTTCGGCTCGCCGATCTCCGTGAGGATCGTGTCGACCATCGCCGCCGGGATGCCCGCGCTTGAGGTCTGCCCGGTGACGACGTCGAAGATCGCGCGCAGGCCAGCCTCCTCCACGCCGCACTCCCGGGCCCGCGCGAAGATCAGGTGGCGCTGCTGCTCGGACGCCAACGGGACGGCAGGGGACGCAGGCTCGTCTTGATCGGCCTGCGAGACGTCGCCGGCCGAAGCCGTGGATGCCACAGGTTCCCCCGCCGAACTAGTACCGGCCCCCGCCGCCAGCCCCCCATCGGGCGCAGCGGAGGCCGGATCCTGCGAGGCACCGGCCGCCCACGCCGCGAGCGCCGCACCCGCCTGAACACTGATCGGCTTCCCGGTCGGGAAGAACGCCTTGAGCTGTTCCGGCAGCTTGATCGGACGCGGCACACCCGGCGACGACGGACTGAGCAGGAAGCTCGCGGTCATCTCGTACGGCAGCGTCTTCTCCGTGATCGGAATCCACCCGTCCAGACTCCCGCCCGTCAGGGTGCGCTTCGGACGGATCTCCGTCTTCCCCTTCGCGTCCTTCCCGATCTCGATCTTCTCCTCCGCCCGAAAACAGAGGATGACGTGGGCGCGCACCTGCAACAGCCGCGACACCATCCGCTTGTGCTGCTGCTTCGGCTTCACCCACGCCGAGAACGTCATCGCCTCCCGCTTCTTCCAGTCGTCCCCGGCCATGCGTTGCAGCTCCGACTCGTGCATATCGAGGATCCCGCCGTCCCCCGCGTACTCATGGCTCATCGAGTCCACGACCACGACGCCGTAGCCGGCCTTCTCAGCCGCCTGGATCGCATCCGCATACCGCTCCGGGGTGAACGGCGCCCGCAGATCCGCCGTCTCAAAAGAGAACTCGTTCGCATAATGCGACGCCCGCCCGTTCTCCGTGTCGATCACAACGAACGGCTTCCCACCCGACAACCCCTTCGCGAGCTCAAGAGCCGAATACGTCTTCCCCGAGCCGGTGTACCCGGCCAGGCCGATCAACAACGGGACGTTCTCGCGCTTCGCAGGCTTGAACTGGAAACTCATGCTGCCTCCTCACGCGCCAACCAGCGCGTCTCCTCATAGGACGGGAGGTCCGCGACACAGACCCGCGTCGGATAGGCCGGCCAACGGTCAGCCGCCAGACACTTGCGCCACAGGTCGATCGCGTACTGAACCTTCTCGTCCGCCAACGCCAACGCCTCAGCGCCGAGCGTCACAACGGACAGCGCATACGGCGGAAACGTCTCCTGCACAACGAACCGGAACTCAGCCAACGAGCCGGCCAGGCAGAGCAGACCGCGCCGGTAGAACGCCGCCTGCACGTCGTAGCCCATCGAGAACAGCGACCGGGAGAACTGCTCCGGATTCGCCGACCGGCTCGAGGTTTTGTAGTCGTCGATCGTCGCCCGGTCATCGCGCAACCAGTCAAGCCGGGCGCGACACGCCACACCGTGGTCGTCCCACACCAACGTCTGCTCCGCGAGCCCGTCAGCGAACACAGCCGGGTCGGCGTCGAGCGCGTCGAGCTGCCGACGGGTAGCGGCGACCATCTCCGTGACGGCCTGCCAATGCTTCTCCAGAAGCGGCGTCCGCCCAGCCTCACGCGCTTCCTTCCGCGCCTCTTGCGCGTCCTTCTTCCGCCAGTCATCGAACGGCAACACCGCCACGTCCGCGCCGTCCTCCAGCAGGAGAGCGTGCGCGATCGTGCCGATGTCAAACGCTTCTTTCTCCTCGGAGCGGTAGTCCGGGTTCAGCCTGGGATGGGCCGTCCATGCGTGCTTCGGTGACTGCGAGACGAGCACCCGCGCGATCGACGACGACAGCGACGGCTGCTCGCCGAACCCGTCGGCGTGATAGGCAGCAGCGTCAATGGTGAGGATGCCGCTCACGATTTGGCCTCGCCCAGGACGAGTTTCGGCGGCTGCGGCTCAACCCTGATCGTGAACGCCGTCCACGATCTGGCAGGTGTCGCTGCAAAGGTTCCGGTCTGTTCCTTCTCCGGCAGCCTTCCCACGACGGCCTTGACGGCGAGCTCGGCGGTGCGGGCGGTTGCCTCGTTGACGGGCTCCCACACAACCGGGTCACCCTGGTCGCCGGGGACCTGTTGGAAGACGAGGTAGCGGACCCCGGTCGCCTCGTCCGAGGGCGGCTTGATGACGGTCGACTGCTCGCTCACGTCGTCACCCCACGCCGCGCCAACGGCTCCACCGACGGCTCCAACCCCAGGCACAACGGGCACTCGACCCAGTCCGCCTGCTGCGGATCCGGGTAGCCCGGATTCACGGACAGCTCGCCGTGGCCGCCGCAGCGAGGGCACACATCCGCGAGCGACGGCAGACCAGTAACCCCGAGCACATCCGGCATGAGTTCCTCGGTCACGATCGTCCTCCTCGCATCAACGCTGCCTCCAGGTCGTAGACGTCACGGTGTGACGGGCAGGCGGGGCCACGGCAGGGCCGGCCGCAGAACGGGCAGGCCCTATAGATGCGAGGCTCCCGTTGGACGACAAGGTCAGCGGCGAGGGCGGACGGGCTCGGGGCCACCCCAGCCACATCCGCCCCCCTCACACGCCGCTTCGCCGCAGTCCTCACGACGCCATCACCACATGGCCGAGCGCTTCGTCGCCCCAGGTGTCCCAACCAAGACGGTTGCGACGGGCGAATAGCTCCACGTACGGGCCGGGACTCACTGCTTCCACGAGGTCTAGGAACGCCTCGGGCTTCGCGCTGTGAGCGTTGTGCGGGCGTGTCCAGTGGAACCACGACGTGTCGATGCGCGAGAGCGCTGGGAGCGTGCCTCGTCGGGCGAACAGGACGAACTCAGCGGTGTTCGTGAACGCGCCGCCTAGCCCGATGCCGCGCGGCGTCTTGCACCAGACAAGCGTTTGCGACGGCCTGAATCCCCACGCTCGCGCAACGTCCGGTGCGTGCTCAAGGTAGGCGTTGGGCACCCACAGATACAGGTGCGCGTCAGGCTCCGCGAGCGACTCGACGTCGAGTGTCTTGATCGCGTCGAGCGTCATCGGTTCATAGGGAAGGTCCGACGGACGCCGGGGGTTCCTGTGCCACCGCGCGCCGCCTGCGTGTGCGCCACCACCCGGCATCTGCCACGGCGGGTCCGCGACGATCGTCCGATACACCGTCACCGGGTTGTCCGCCCGTCCAGGAGCAGCAGCCCGATCGCGAACGCAACCGCCAGAAGGGCCACCGGGAACGCGAACGGGGTGCCGGCGGCACGCACGGCGACACCGACCGCGACCACCGCGGCCACCGCACCGAGGGCGAGCCTCAGACACGTCACGCCGCTACCTCAATCGCCTCGGCGTCGCTAGGTACAAACCCGCCGGAGATCCGGTCGAACGCGATCTCCATCGGAATCCCGTAGGGGGCGAACGCCGTCACGAACTCCGGCACCCGTCCGCCGAAGTAGACGACCGCATGGGGATGGTTGCTCCCGGTGCGACCCTGAGCGTGCCCCCAGAACTTCGGTGTCGGCGAAAGAAGAACCGTCGCCGAGCTCCGGCGCATAACCGGCTTCGCCTGCTCCGTCGTGAACGCCCAGAGCGGACTCAACATGCAGAGCTGCGAGATGCTGCCGGTGTCGAGGTGCCGAGTGATCTGGTCGAACCAGGGGGTGTTGTTCCCGTAGGGCGGGTTGAGCCAGACGCGGCCGTACCAGTCGTTCTCGAACGCCGATCGGTTGATGTGGAAAAAGTCGGGTACGCGGTGGGTGCGGTTCGCGATCGGATGCGAGGCGGCGTCCAGGTCGATGTCGCCCATCGCCTCCCTCGCTGCGGCGATCAGGTCCGGAGGGGTGAAGTAGTCCTGGATACTCGCGGTCGGGGAGAGCATCCAGTCCCAGGCTGTGCCGGCGAGCGACCCGGAAAGGTCCTGGAACGGCTGGATCAGAAGCTCCGGGTCCGACTCGGGTGTGGCGAGGCTCCGGCCGGGGCCGGGAAGCCAAACGTCCGGGGCCGCGGCCTCAAGCTCGGAGAGCGGAACATCCTGGTCGACGGCCACCCACCACCACTGGCGCAGCCAGTTGACGTACCCGCTCAACGAGTCGTCGGGCCGGTAATACTCCTTCCGGCTGCCCTTGTCGGTGCGCCGGAACCCAGTGAAGTAGCGATGGGTTGCGTCCTCGTCCTTGCGGTCGCCTCGGACGGCGGCGAGAAGTTCGTATCGCGCCGAGGTCGTCTGTTCGCGGTTCACGGTCGCGACCCGGCTGCGTAGCGTTTCGCCAGTGCTGGAGCCGACCTTGATGTCCTCACCGGTCACTTCGCCTAGGAAGTAGACCCAGCAGTTGATGCTGGAATCCTCCGGTTGCATGTCACGCGGCGTTCTCATTGCGCTTGACTGCCGCGGCGAGGAGGTCGTAATCGAGGGTCACCGTCACAGTCACGGGTAGATCGCCCTCCTTGTCGTCCTCGTCCTCGAAAAAAGCGGCCGGCTGCTCCGTCGCCTCAGCGATCCGCACACGGAAGACAGGGCCGGGGCGGTGCAGACCCTTCTCGATGCGGATCATGTGCCGCCGCGACGTTGCGATTTCGTTCGCGAGGCGTTCCTGCGAGATGCCTTTCTGTTTACGAGCCCAGACGATCCGTTCGTTGAGCGGCAGCTTGCGAGCGGCTGCTTCGGGGAGATCCAATAGAGGTGTCACGGGACACAGTATGCGTCACGGGGCGTCCCGTGTCAAACACGATGTCCCTTGCCGTTGCCCGCTCCTTGCTACAAAGTGCGTCACGTGACGCCACGTGGTAAGCCGGATGACACCCTCTCGGGGGCGATCATCAAACTCCGCCAACGCGTCGGCTCGCAGGTCAAACTCGCGAAGCTAGTAGAGACAAGCGAGCGGACGGTGAAGCGATGGGAGGGCGGAGTCGTCCCTCAGAAGAAGTTCCGTCCGGCGCTTATCGCGCAGGGGGTGGATGCTCGACTGTTCGAGGACGCTGCGGAACGGGAGCAGATGAGGAAGCGTCTGCGCTTCGTCGAGAGCGAGGTTGCGAAGCTGAATGAGCTTCTAGCATGAGCCGGGCTCGGCGGAGTTCGGCGGCGGCTCGATCCAGGCACGCAAGTATCTCGGCTGCTTGATCCACGGTAATCCCCTTCGTCGCAGTTCAGGATTCGCCGCAGTCGGCCGCAGAAGCCGCCGTCTCCCGAACCTAGACGGTTGCTTGCTCGACTACCAGCCTCAATGGAGGGATCGCAGGCGAACTGTCATCCAGAGCGAGGAAAGCCGCCCCCGTCCTCCGTCAGCTGCGGCGCCAAAGGAAGGACAGGGGCGGTGGGAATCGCGCGCGCTGCGCGAAACGGTTCAGGCCGACGGCGCGGGCGGTGTCAGCGCGGCGTTCGCGGCGTCGGTTGCGGTCTGGAGGTTCCCGGTGGCGGCCTGCAACGCGGCCACCTCGGTCGCGAAGTCGGCGGCTGCGGGCGACTGGCCGATCTTGTCGACGAGCGCGGTGACTGCGGCGTCGATGCTGTCGGTGTGGGTGGTGAGGTCGGCGATTGCCTGGTCGAGCTCGGCCTGGTCGGCCATAAGGATTCCTTCCTGCTTGAGTATGAGATCGAGCTTGTGCTCGATCCGGGACATCCAGCGTTCATGACGCTCGTGCTCTGTTTCGTGGCGTTGTCTCATGTTGCGACGCAGACCCATAGGGTGATGTGGCCTGAGCTGTGGTTCACCTGTACGGCCTGGAAGGTGCTGCCGGCCGGGCATTGCTCCGCGCCGCCGGTCCCAGGCGGGCCGGGGGGGCCTGGCGGGCCGGCGGGTCCAGCGGGGCCGGTGGCGACGCTGATCGTCGTCGTCGAGTTCGGCGCCGCCCCCGACCCTGCGCCGAGGGCGACCGCGCCGAGCCCGCCCGCCCCGGCCGCCAGCAGACCGGAGCTAACCATCAGCAGCCTGCTTGGGATCCTCACGCCGACACCCCTCTGTTCTCGCCCGCCGCAGCGCCGCCAGCCCGGACAGCACGCTGCCCGCCCCGAGCAGCAGCGCGCCGAGCCCGGCGAGCGTCACCTCGTGCGAGAACCCCAGCAGCGTCATGTCGGTGGTGTGGGCTCATGGCGCCTTCGGAGGGAACAGCTTCGCGAGGCCGCGCGAGACCGCGTAGAGCCCGGCGCTGACGGCCGCGCCGATGGCGGCGTAGCGGGGCGAAAGACTAGCCGCGGCGGACGCGACGACGAGCCCGGCGATCGTCAGCGCGGTGACCCAGAACTCCGTCGTCTGCCAGCCCGGCTTGGGTTGCTTCACGGGGACTCCTTCGTATTTGGTTGCGGCGGGGTTCTTGGCTGCGGTCATCGGATGCCCCTTCCCTTTACTTCCCGACGTGGACGAACGCCTGAATCTGGTTCCTCGTGCGGTTGCGCCGCATGACCTCGCCACCGTTCGAGTCGTTACCGACGGCCGTGTTGCCCTCGAGCGTCTCGAACTGGGAGTGGGCCGCGTCGATCCAGCGCATGAACAGGCCGACGTGGTCGGAGATGCCGTCGCCGTCCCAGTCGAAGCAGCAGAGGTCGCCGGGCTGCGGCGAGGTCGTGACCGCCAGATTGTTCGCGCCTGCGTGCGCGTCGTTGACGATGTAGGGCACGTAGGCGTACCGTTGCGTCCTCTTGAACGACTGCGACCCGGCCTCGACGTAGGCGCGGGTGACGGCCATCGCGCACCACGGCCCGATCACGCCGTACCACTCCGACGCCCACGAGATCCGGTTCGAGTTGGCAGGCCGCTCCTTCTCGCCCTCGTGCGGCAGCAGCCAGTTCAGCGCCTTCTGGCGCAGCGGGACGGCGGGCTGGGACTGCTTCCGGCCGGCGGCGCGTTTCGTCATCGCGTCAGTCGGCGAGCGTCGCCCCTCGAGGTAGGCCAGGAGCACGTCTCCGGCCGTCTGATCCGGTTTCAGGTAGCCGAGCCAGTACTTGCTCCGGTAGGCCGCCTGGGCGCTCACCGGGCCGTACACGCCGTCCACGGTGTTCTGGAAGTACCCCTTTTTGCGCATCGCCTGCTGCATCCGTTCCACGTCAGGGCCGTGCATGTAGGGGCTGGTGAGCTTCAGAGTCTTCACGCTGGCGGTCTGCCCCAGGTCATCTGCGGCCCGTAGGGGCCGATCAGGGTGGCGGCAACCCAGAACGCCAGTCCGAACGCGATCAGGTCGGCGGGCGGCTGCGAGAAGAGGGTTTGGCCGCACCCGGCGAGGACGAACAGCAGCAGCGCGATCAGGCGGAAGAGGATTCCGAGCATGGCGTGCCTCCTAGAGACGGCGGAAGAGTGCGAAGAGGAGGAAGATCACGAGGACGACGATCAGCAACTCAACGAGGGTCACGGCTAGTGGGCGGGCTTCGGGTGGTGGGGGAGCCCATAGACGGCGGGCGGCCACCCGGTGCCGGAGACCCCCACCCACGGGTTCTGCTTCGGCCGCCTCGCCAGCTCGGCCTTCAGGACGCGAACACAGTCCTCGAGTGTCACCGTCGTGCGCTTCTTCGCCGCGGTGCTGTTCTGCTCGTGAGCTTTCCAGTCGAGCCCGCAGACGGTGCAGACGACGTTCGTTGGCTTCGGCTCAGGCTTCATGGGCTGACCTCCTCTAGATCCAGCGAAAGTGGCGGAGCAGCAGTAGTGCGGCGACGGTGACGACGATCCAGAAGACGACGGCCGGCCAGTTCAGGCGCATGTGAAGTTGGCTCCCCCGTCCGGCGACGTGCACGTGAACACGGTTCCGGTGGCCGGGTCGGTGAACGTAAAGCTGGCGATCGGCGGCCCGGTCGCCCCGGTCACGCCGGGTTGGCCGTCTGCCCCGGCTGGGCCTTGCGGGCCTACCGGGCCGGGTGCGCCGTCCGCACCGGGCTGCCCCGGCTGGCCGTCCGCCCCGGTGAGGCCTGGCGGCCCTGCGGCCCCGTCGACCCCCGGAGGGCCTCGCAGCCCGGGCGTCCCGTCCGCCCCGTCCACACCGGCCGGGCCGGGCAGCCCCGCCGCCCCGTCAGTTCCGTCCGTCCCGTCAGCCCCGGCCGTGCCGGGCGCGCCTGCCGCCCCGTGCGGCCCCTGCTCACCCGGCGGCCCCTGCGCCCCCGTGGCACCAGCCGGACCCGGGACACCCTGCGGCCCGACGGTCGCCTCCCCCGCCGCCCCTGCCGGCCCCTGCGGCCCCTGCTCGCCGCGGGCGCCCTGCTTACCGACCAGGCCACGCAAACCTGTCAGCCCGACCGTCCCCGCCGCCCCCGGCGTACCCGGCACCCCGCCCAGCCCAGGCGCACCCGGCGCCCCCGGCTGCACCCGCAGGCACGCAACGACGGCGGCAGCGAGCTTCTTCGTCAGACACCGGTTCGTCCTGACGACCGCCCGCGAGTTCGCCAACACCTGCACCCGGTTCGCGGTCGCGAGGTTCTCCGCCTTCTGCGCGGCGAGGGCGGCGTCGAGTACCCGGTCGCGGTTCTTCGACGCCACCGCCGCCGTGTGCTGCACATACACGAACGACGAGATCAGCGCGACACCGATCAGCATCGCAAGCAGATACGGCCCCAACCGCTGCCACCGGGGTGTCGCATGGCTCGGCTGGTCGGCGGCGGCCTCAACGGTACGGGCGAGGCGGTCTTGCGCGTCCTGGACGCCCCGGTCAGGCAACGGCCTTCGCCTCCAGAATGACGATGTTCGCCCGCAGCGCCGCAATGATCTCCTCAAGTTGCTCGATCTTCGCGAGCGCCTCCACGCGGGCGGTCTCGGCCCTCGCTTCCGACTTGACGGTTTCGTTTTCGGAGCGGGCGAGCGACTGGCGCAACTGGTCGATCAGGACTTGCATCGCGTCAACGATCGCGGAGAGTTGCGTCACGTTCGCCGACTCGGCCTCCGCCGGCGCCTGCCTTGCTTTCAGGAATAGGCCGACCGCGCCGACGAGGAACACCCCGAGCGCCGAGACGGCCGCGATGGTGCCGCCACCCACGGCCGCGGCCACCGTCAGTAGCGTCTCGCCCCCATCAAACCGGCTGCCTGTGCGTTGTCCCCGGAACAGGCACCTCAGGGAACCCGAACGATTTCGGCTTCGGCTTCGGCTTCGGCGGAGGAGGCGGCTTCGGCGGAGGCGTCGCCGAGTTGTACGGGAACGGATGATCGGCCCCCGGCACGTAAACCGGCGGGGTGGCGCCGTGGTATTTCGGGTCCGCCGACATCGCGAGCAGCGCCTCGAGCAGCGGATGGATCGGCGGCTGACGTGCCATCTAGTACCTCCTTGCGCCGACCGCGCCGCGGCCGGCAAGTTGGCTGATCTCCACGGACGCCCCGGTGTGTGGGTCCTCCACAACGCGACCCCCACCTATGAAGATCGCGACGTGCTCGGGGCCGCGCGGCCCCATGTGGAAGAAGACGGCGTCGCCTGGCTGTAGGGCGGTGAGCGGGACAGGGGTGCCCTGTTTGTATTGCTCGTAGGTGGTGCGGCCGATGTTGATGCCGTTGGCGCGGGCGGATGCTTGCAGGAGGCCGGAGCAGTCGGTTCGGCCGCCGAGTTTCGCGGCGCCGCCCCACTGGTAGGGGATACCGATCTGGGTGAGCGCGGTTTTCGCGATGCCGCCGCCGGACGCGGACCCGGCCACGGCCACGGCAGGTGTGGCGGGGCTGGGGTTGGCGGCGAGCCCGGCCGCGAGCGGTGAAGACGAAGGGTTCACTGGAGGGTTAGCCTGGGCTTGGCGTGCCTGCCCGAGCTGCTGGTAGAAGCCGGTCAGGTCGCCGCCTCGTGTCTGCTGTAGTGCCTGGAGGAGCCTGAGCCTCGGGTCGGGGCCGGCCGCGGCCGAGGCGAAGGCCGGGGCTGTTGCGGGGGCGGCGGGGGCGGACGGCGAAGGAACCACCCCCGCGCCACCCGTGCTCGGCGAGGCCGAGGAGGCCGTGCCGCCTGCGCCGAGGATCGAGCGGACATAGTTGTACGTCTGGCCGCCCGCGAAGTTCGGATCCTTGTAAGCGTTCGGGTTGCCGCTGTTGTACGCCGACAGTGCTCCGGCGATCCCGTACTTCTTGATCAGCCCCGCGTCCATCCTGGCCGCACCATCGAGGGATGAGACGGGGTCGGCGGTATTGACGCCGTACTGCCTAGCGGTTGCAGGCATGAACTGCGCGATCCCCTGCGCCCCCGCACCCGACCGGGCGGACGGGTTGAACCCAGATTCCTGCTGGATCTGCTTGAGGAAGACGTCGACCGGGACGCCGTACTTCTGTGCCTTCTGAGCGGCGATCGCGCGATAGTCGGGCATAGACATCTCTCCCTGCTGCGCCTACGGTGAGGGCATGAAGGACATAACCATCGAGGTGGCCGTCGTCCTTGTGTTGGCCGGGGCGGCGTTGGCGTTCTCAGTCGCCGGGCTGGCGAAGGACAACGACAAGCCTGTCGGGCCCGCGCAGCAGACCTACTTCAACAACTCGGGTAGCCCTTACTTTCGCACCCCGTAGTCACGGCGTGGCGAAGTAGCCGCCACCGCCGCCCGACTTCGGCGACGCGAAGTACGGACTGCCGCCCGACGAACCCGACCCACCGAAGTACGACTGCGGCTTCTTCGACGCTTTCGACGGCTTCTGCTTGTAGGTCTGCACCCCAAGACCCAATGCGCTCAGCCCGTAGGCACCGGCGGCCCACTCGATCCCCTTGAGGCCGCCCTGCCTGTTCTTGAAAGCGTCGTGTGCGTCCTGGAAACCGAGCGGCGTCAGGTAGTTCGAAGCCATGCTCTCCCACGTCACTTTTGCCCCGGTTGCGTCTGTCCCGCGAGCGGCGTTGACGACCGCGCCCGGCACCGGGGAGAGTTTGTTGCCGAGGAAGTTCATGCCCACAGTCAGCCGGGTTGGTTTGCCGTAGCCGGAGCCGAGCTTCGTGTACTGCCCTGTGTTCGCCGAGTAGGTGCGGTCGCCGCCAAGGGCTGCCGGGGCGAGCTCTGTGGCAAGCCGGACGTATTGCAGGAACCCTCCAGCGATGTCGATGCGGGTGTCGCCGATCTTCATTTTGCCCCAGTCGGAGCTTTGCGGATGCTGCCAGTCGACCTCTACGCCCGGGATGCGGGAAAACAAATACAGCGCCCCGATGACGGATCCTGTGAGGGCGAACAGGCCCCGTATCGCCTCCCTGCGTGCTGACCCTTTCAGCCGGAAGTACCAGGTCGGGTCCATGTAATGCAGCCGGGACAGCATCAGCCGGGGCGAGTACATAAACGTGTTCATGGCAGGCAGCAGATGGTCGAGCCGGCCGGGAAGGGTTCCGCGTCCGGTTGCCGCGTTTATCACGTCGGCGATCTGTTTCCGCACAGCCGGATTGTGAATGGTCGGGTCGTTGGCGGCCATCGCGATCCTGATCCGGTTCTCGTACAGCGACATCCTCATGTAGTTGCCGGTCGCCGCGTACATCCGGGCGGATCCTTTGATCACGTTCGGCACCTTCGGGACATAGTCCAGAGCGTTCGCGGCGATGTCGGACTGGAACCCCTCCTCATGGAGCGCCATCGTCGCGTGCGTGCCGGTGTCGGTGAACTGCACCCCGTCCTGCACAGCCATGTGGTAGAGCGGGTTGTCCCTGATCAGTTGCGACTCGGCCTCGAACCCTGCCTCCGTCGCGCCCTTGACCATGTGCGGAACGGACTTTCCCCAAAAGATCGGGTGCGACACGCCGCCCACCAGGTTCTGCCGCATCAGACCGGAAATGTCGAGGGTCGTCTGCAACGCCCGAGGGATGTTCAGGACGTTGATGATCTTGTCGCCGAGGTTCTGCTTCGCCTGCTTCACCAGACCGGCTGCGGTCTCCTTCCCGAACACCATCTCGATCTTTCGCAGCTCCGCCGGGCGCGGCACCCTGCCCTCCGTCACAGCCCTGTTCAACGCCTGCATCACCGTCCGCTTATCGTGGAACCCCAACGCCGGATGGTTCTGCGCGACGGTCATCAGCTGCTTGACCGTCTCCGGGTTCAGCTCCTTCAAGCCCATGTAGTCGATCGTCGCGTACTTGCCGCGCAACGCCGCCCCGGACGCCGCCAACGCCGCGTGCGGGTCGCTGATCGAGGCGAGCGCCTCCGCCGCAGCCTTCCCCCGAGCGGCCTCCTCCACCTTGCGGGCGGCCTTTTCTTTCCCGTACTGCGTCCGGGACCCCTTCAGCCCCTCCCGCAACTGCGCGACGGAGTCGAGCGATTGGAGGTGATGGGCGGCCACGTCGCGGGCGACGATTTTCCCGCCGCGGCCGGTGCCTTTCACGTCCGCGAGGTCGATGCCGTGCTTCTCCGCGAGTTTGGCGGCGGCGCCTGTGCGCTCTGCGGTGTCAACCACCTTGGCCGCCGACGGGGTGACGGCTGCGACGTTCGGGGCGTCCTGGATGGTCTTGAGTGCGGCGCGGGAGCGTGTGAGTTCGGCGCCGATGGCGTCGGCTCGTGCGGTCGCCCCGTTGGGGAGGCTCGTTTCCTTCCGGATCTGCGCCAGCGCGATCCGTTGTGTCTCAGGCGGCGGGATTTGCTTGCCGTAGTTGATGTGGGCGATCTCGCCGTCTTGGATCACGGCGTCCCCGGGGTACCACTGGCGTTCGTGGAAACGCGGAAGCAGTTCGTGTCCTTGGACGCCGAGTTGGTAGTGGATGTCGGTCGGGTCCTTCGGGTTCACGAGCACCTTGACGTAGCGGTCGAAAGCATGGCCGGGCGCGCTGATTCTTCCCTCAGACGGAAGCGTGACTTTCCCGGACCCGGTCACGGCAGCCTTCGCCCGTCCGTGCAATCCCTCGAGCCGGGCGACCCGGGCCTGCGCCTTCACCTCCGCCTCCGCCGGGACAGCCGCCTTCTCGACAACCCGGGCCGCCACCTTCGCTGCCCTGGCAGCGTCGACCGCTTCAACACCGACCTTCGCGTCCTTCAACGCCTTCACGCCGCGCAGAGCACCGAACAGGCCCGCCGCCTTCCCGACCGGCACGAAGTTCGACGCGATGTTCGCGACATCCGAGGCGGCGCCCTTCAGCTTGAACGGGGCCTCGCCGGTCGCCTGCCGCGACAGATCCGTCAACGGGTGAGTGGTGGCGTTCAGCAACGCCATCGCGACCGTCGGCCTCGTCCCCAACTGCGCCTGCCACTGCTCCGCCGTCATCACCCGTCCGCCCACACCGACCAGCCCTTGCTGCCCCGCCTTCCCAGGCTTCCCGAGCGTGTACACAGGAACATGCGGGCCGATCGGCTGCGTGCCGACCCCTGCGGAGCCACGAGGGGCGTCCATCCCGCCGAGCCCCGTCGGCGGGTTGTTCTCGTAGTGGTCGGGCTTCTGGCCTTTGTAGAACGGCTTGTACGACGTGCGCACCTTCGGCGGCGTGTGCGCCGCCTCAGCGCGGGCCGTGTTTACCGGGACCACCTTGGGGGCTGGAGGGAAGCGCCGGTCGCTGGCAGGGTTCAGCGACGGCGGCAACGGCACCGACGCGGGCTTCGGTGCCGGGGCGGCCCGGGTGTGGGCGCGCACCTTGATCCTCGGCGCTGGCGGCCCGGCGGCTTTCGGGTTGACAGACGGGTTCACAGACTGTGTCGGCTTGGGTGCCGGTGTTCTCTTCGGCGCGGGCGGCCCTGCCGCTTTCGGGTTCGTCCGAGGGTTCACATCCGGCTTGGGCGCGCGTGCCTTCAGCGCAGTGGCGAGGCCGGTGCCGCCGGGGCCACGAACAACGGGCATCAGGGAGCGGGCGGCCCCGCCGCGGCCGGGTTCGTCGCAGGGTTCACGCTGCCGGCGGGCCTGCCGCGCTTACCCGGCATGTAGAAACGGTTCGCCATCCTGGTAGCAGCCGCCCGGGAATAGCCCGCCGACACCGCATGGCTGATCGCCGTCTGGTAGTCCACGGGCGGCAGCGCAGCCGTAACCACTTTGCCGGTCGCGTCCTTCTGTTCGGGGACGCCGTTGAACGCCGCCGCGACCCCTGACCGGAGATGCAGCACCTGTGACTTCGTCAGGTTCGGGTAGTCCGGGTTCGCCGGCGTCTTCGGCGTTTTCGGTGTTTTCGGCGTGGCGACCTTGACGGCCGTGTTGTTCGGCCCGGCCTTGAACCCCGGCAGGATCTGCGGCTTCCCGTCCGGACCCGGAATCCAGTGGCCGCTCGTGTCCATCAGCATCCCCGTCGCCCTGGACAGCCCGGACGACGGCATCGCGCCCTTCGTGGCGGTAGCCGTCGCGTCGGTGATCGCCTTGTTCTGCGCCGCGAGCACCCTCGCGTCCGCGATCAACTTCGCCGCCGCAACCCTCGAGTCCGCGATCGTCTTCGCAGACCCCCCCCTCGCGTCCGCGATCAACTTCGCGGCCGCGACCTTCGCCGCCGCGACCGCATCAGCACTCGCCGCCTTCCCCGCACCCAGCGTGAGCGCGTCCGCGCGCGCCTGCTTATTCGCCGCCAACGTGTCCGCCCGGCTGCGGGCGTTCCCCGCCAGCGTGATGTTCCGGCCCTCCAGGTACTGCCGGAGCTGCTGGCCGGCCTGCGCCCGGTTCGACTGCCGCGTCGCCGACTGGTCGCGCAAGCCACTGACGATCCCGGGAAGCTGCCCCGTCGCCGCCGCCACCTGATCAGCCAACGTCTTATTCCCGGCAAGGGTGACATCCCGGATGTCCGCGAGTCCCTGTGAGCGGGCAATGCCCGGCTGCTTCCCCGCCTCCGACGACGCCGCCGCGGAACCGGCCAGTAGCTGCGCCAACGCCGCGGAGCCTGTGCCCAACGTGGCGTTCGCTGCGCCGGTCCCGGCCGCCGACACCTGACCGGACGTTGCTGCCTCGAGCCCCGCCGGGCCTTGCAGCCCGGCGAGCTTCCCCGCAAGCTGCGACGCAAGCTCTGTCCCGGTACCCCGGATCGCCCCCGATTCGGCGGCGTCCGCGGCGGCCTGCCCCTGGATCGCGGGCGCATAGTTCTTCGACGGGTCGTACGCCGCGAGCGAGTTGGCGAGCGAGTTGGCGTACCCGGAGATCGCACCCGACGCGGCCCTGCCCTGCGCCTGCGCACTCTTGGTGATGCCCGCAACTACGGGGTCGATCATGCCCTGGGCGCGCGCCCGGATCTGCGCGTCCGTCAACGGCGCAGGAAGCGCGTTGGTGTACCCCGCGATCCGGTTCGCGACCTCAGCCGGCGTCAACGGCGTCAACGGCCCGGTCGCGGGCTTCGCTCCGGGCCGCACTGGCGGCGTCGGGGGCGGCGCGGTGGCCGCGTAGTACCTCTGTCCGGCGCTACGGGAAGGGTCGTACTTCAGCGTCTGCCCACGGCCCAGCTTGACGGCGCCCTGAAGCGCCGCCTGGCGCGGTGCGATCGGCGGAGGGAAGCGGCCGGCCGGCATCAGCGGGTCCGGTTCTTCAGGTCCGCGCTGCGGAACCCGGTGTCAGGCTTCGGCTTCGGCTTCGGCGCAGGCAGATCCTCGTGGGTGATCTTCTGGGGTAGCGGGTGGCTGCGAGGGTCGTAGTTGGTGACGTAGTCCTCCGCTTTCCTTTCCGCTTTGCTTGCGGCGTGGCCGACGGCTTTCGCAGCGCCGACGATCGGCTTGACAGGGTTCCACCCGGGCCGGGCTTTGCTTGACGCGAGGGCTTTGACGAGCGCACCCTTCGAGGCCGGTTTTGTTGTCATCGTGAGATCACCTGTCCTGTCCTCGTGTCGATCAGCTTGTTCCCCTGCCAGACGAACGGCGTGTGTGGTTTCGCGTACTTCGACTCCCCTGAGAACGTTGTGTCATAGGGGGTTTTGAACGTGTCGGGGAAGTGCTGGCCGGACCGGTGGGTTGCGAGTGGGTTCGCGGCGTAGTAGCCGCGCATGTCGTAGTCGACGGTTTTCGCGTTCGGGTTGAACGACACCCGGTTTACTGCGAGCCACTGGCGGAACGCGGCTTCTTCCGGCGGCGGCAGCACGGTTTGGTAGCTGCCGGGTTTCGCGAACGCGGCGTTGTGTTTGTAGGCGGCCTGGTAGTTCTGCGGCCCTTCGGCCGTGAAGAGCGGTGTTTGGACGGAGAGCAGCCGGGCGAGCGGGGAGGGGCCGAACACGGCCGGGCGGGCGGGGGCGTTCAGCGCGCGTGCGAGCGGCTGCCGGGGTGTCACTCAGATCGTCTTCCTAGCGCCGTAGATCATGTCCCGGGTTAGGCGGTCGGCGTTGAAACCGAACGGCAGCGGCGGGGGCTGTTTCATGATTCGGCCGTTCTGCGGGTTGTGGTCGGCGAACCAGGGGAACGGGTGCGGTGCGCCGGGGACGTAGACGGGTTCGACGCCTCGGTTTTGTTTGTTTGCTGATTGCGCGAGGAGTGCGAGCAGAAGCGGCGCGATCGGCGGCTGTTTCGCCATCAGCTTCCTCCCTTCTAGTAGCCGAGCCTGGCGGTTGTGGCGTTGTGGAGCGCGACCTTCGGCACCTTCACAACTGGCGCTTTCAGTTTCACCGGGATGTACGGGGCTCCGGTGGTGCCGCCGAACGGGACGGCCGGCTGTTTGAGCGCGTTCGCGAGGGGGTTGGTCGCGCCGCCGACGCCGATACCTGCCCGGTCTGATGCGCCTTGCGAGAGCGGCGTCACGGCGGGCGGCGGTGCACCCGCTTGGGGTGGTGCGGGTGCGCCGGGGTCGATGCCGTAGGTGGCGGCGCGCTGCCCTGCCCGGTCGGTTGCTTGGCCGAGTCCGGCGAGGTCGGATTGGTCGGCGCCCGTGAGGGCGGCGGCGAGGCCGGACTGGATGCCTCCGTAGGCGCCCAACGCGGTGTTGCGGGCGTCGTAGACGCCGTGCTGGTACTGGCCCGCATCCTCCGTCAGCGTCTTCGCGCGGGCGCCGGAGTAGAAGAGGTTCGACTGGTTCAGCGTTTCGTCGTGCGCAAGCCCCGTGTCCTTGTAGCCTTTGAGCAACGTGGCGAGGGTGGAGTAGGGGTTGCCCGCGGCTTCGGCTTGGGCGGCGGGGTCGTCGCTGATGCCTGTTGCGTCGCCGAACTGGATCGCCAAAGTTTTAGCGTCGGCGAGTGCTTTCGCGCGGGCGTTGGTGCGGGCGGTTTCGTTGCCTGCCCGGATCTTCGCGAGGATCGGGTCGCCGTCGACGCTGTACGGGTCGGTCGCGGCCGCGGCGGGGGTGTAGGCGGTTTGCGGGGTGGCGGTGCCGTAGGTTCCGCCGACGCCCTCATACCCGCCTTTGGACGCTTGCGGGTTCGCCGCCAGACTGGCGGCGATCTGTGACTGGGTGACGCCGGCCGGGAGCGGCGCCGCGGCCCCGCCCGTGCCGATCCCGGCCCGCGCGCTGGCGCCGGCCGACAGCGGCCTGGGTTTCGGCTGCACCGGGGTTTTCAAGACGGCCATCTAGAGTTGCGTCCCCTTCCACGCCTGGTAGGCGGCCCTCAGATCCGTCACCTGTTGGCGGACGGCCTGGCGTTCCGCTTGCAGCGCTTGCAGCTCGAGCTGTTTGGCGGCGACTTTGTCGTCGAGCTGGCCGAGCGAGGCTTGCAACCTGACGTACTGGTCTTGCAGGACGTCGGGGGCCGGCATCAGCGGCTCACTGTCACGAGGCGAGGTAGCAGATCGAGGCTTGCAGGGATACGCCGGCTGCCAGTGCCACCGGGGTCGTCCCTGTCACGGCTGACGTCGCGGCGGTGGTCTGGTACAGAGCGCCGCTCGTCCCCCAGACGATGAACGGGAACGCGGCGCCGTTGATGATCCCGCCGCCCGTGCTGAAGAACCCGGCCAGCGGGGCGGCAGGAAGCGTGACTGTGTAGTTGCCTGTCCCGTAGGTCGTCGTGGTGCCCGGCGTCAGCGTGAACGCCGCGAACGTGAGCTTCCCGACCTGGGCGTAGCTGCCTGTCAGGGTGCCGTTCCCGAGCACAGGCGGGGTGCCCGACGCCGTCCAGGCCGGCGTGTACGGGGTCACCGCTGCCGTCCACGACACCGCGGCCGCACCGCTCGAGGTGAGCAGCTGCCCGGCCGTGCCGGCACCCAGAATCCCGAGGAGCGAGTCGATCGCCGTCTGGATCGCCGAGTAGTTGTTCCGGTGGTCCGACGCAATTATTGAGGCGCCGTCGGCGATGTTCGTCAGCGTGATCGGAGAGGGGAGCGCAGCCATAAGAAGCCTTCCGCTAGTTGATTCCTAAGCGCATTTCCATGAGCTCTACGGAATAGACGGCGAACGCGCCGACCTGCGGGGCCGCCCCGGCGTTCAGCACCTGCGGCGCCGCAACCGTGGTGGAGGCGGTGAACGTGAACAGCAAAGACATCTGCCGGGCCGCCCCGAGGGCGCCCAGGGTGGCGGTCGGCTCCTCGGACGGCACGTAGTAGCTGTTCCCGGAGTCGTAGTGCAGGCCGGTGTCGTAACGGGTCGCGGCGGCGGCTTGCATGTAGATCGGGTAGGTGTCGCCGGAGACGATGTAGTTCTTCAAAACTTGCACGAACCCGTCGCCGCGGCCGCGGATGTGGGCGTGCAGGATCGACGCGTTGAAGCCACCCAAAAGGTCAACCCACCGGGTTTGCAGCTTCCCGGTGATCGGGGCGCCGTCGTCGGTGCCGCCCGACTCGAGCTGGTAGGACTGGCCGGCAACCGTCGGGGAGCCGCCATACGTCACATCGGACGCCCCGCTGCTCATTGAGTAGCACGACATGGCGTGGGAGCCGGCGGACAGCCACCCCTGCTCCGTATGCAGGGTGAGCGCCAGGTCGTTCGCCGTCGACCCAGCCCGGGTGAGCGAGAAGCGGGCGCGGTTCCGTGACCGGCCCGCACACCACTTATCCAACTGGCCGAGGTTCAGTTGTGCCTGATCCCAGAGAGGTTTCATCCGGTCGGACATGTCGGTCGCACCGACCTGCGCCCCGGCCGCCCGGAAGATCCCGCGCCGCGACAGCGCGTACACGAACGGGCCCGCCCCCACGACCGAGATCGCCGACGCCGCCCCAACCGTCGCATCCACGACGGTGTAGGCGCCCGTTGCCGGGTCGGTGATCACGTACCACGACTCCTGCTTGAACGCATACAACAGCGGGCGGCCGACGATGTCCTGCCCCGACGCGATATGCAACGCCACAACAGGGCTCGCGTCCTTCGTCCACAGATTGTTGAAGTCCGTCGGCGACCAGGCGGTCGGGTCGCCGATCGCCGACCATTGCACCGACCCGTTCGGCTTCCCGACCCACAGCTTGTTCTGCCACGCCGCCACACACGTCCCATGCGGCGCGTCCGCGTCCGCGACCACCGTCCACGTCACACCGTCAGTCGACGTGAACAACCCATCCGTCGGATGGCAGGCAACCACATACACGCCCAACTCCGCGAACGTCACCCGCTCCCCGGTCGTAAAGGTTTTCCTGACCGTGTTCGACGTGCCCAAATACAGCTTCGCCCCGACGTTCACGATCTTCGTCGAGAGCAGCCGCGACCAGTGCTCGTTCTGGATCAGGTCGACCCCGTACGGGGTTCCGTTGTACTTCACGTATCCGAGCCGGGAGGCGGCGCCGCCGCGCTCGTCAAACGTGATGTTCCAGGCGTCGATGACTTCATTGGCGGCGAGTTCGCTCGCAGCATCACGGGAGTTGATCCCTCCGGCGAAACTGTCCAGACGGGTGCTCTGCGGGTACCTGTATCCGCGCGGGAGGCCGGGCATCGTGATCGTCGACAACGGTCAGCCTCCGTACCCGTAGACGGACGACCAGCCGCCACTGCCCCAAACCTGGGACGGTGCGAAATCTGTCTCGAGATCGTTCTGCATCGCTGTCAGCGCCTGGTCGCGCAAACCCTGGAACGTGGCGCCGAACGGATTAGAATTCATGCTGTGGCCGACGAGGGCGGCGTGGAACACGAGGATCATGTGGTGGTCTGACCAGAGGGGGAGGTCGCCGTCGTCGGTGAACGGGCCGGCGGCGATGGTGCCGGCGGCGGTGTAGTGGCAGACCCGTCGGCTGTACGACAGGAGGTAGTTGGCGGTGTTGCCGGGTGGGGGGCCGAGGACGATCTGCTCGCCGCGGACCTTGTACGCTTCCGATCGGCCGCCGCTGGTTGCGCCGGAGTAGCGGCGGTCAAAGATTTCGGGGTCGAGCTCGGCGATCTCGTTGCCTTGGTCGTCGAGGAGCCAGTCAGCCTGTCCGAAGTCGGCGGGCATCGCCGGGGCGGCCTGGCCGGCGGTGACGGCGAGCGGGGCCTGGTCGATTTTCTCGAATGTCCAGTTGATTTTGACGCCGGCTGGGTCTTGGGCGTTCCACACCCACAGGTAGGCGGCGTTGAGCCACATGTTTTGGCGGATGACGTCGGCTGTTGTGTTGTTGAACCCGGTTGCTTGCAGTTCGGCTCTGAGTTGGCCGCGGGTGAGGCCGGCTGTCGTGGGTGGTGTGGCGGCGGCCGGGGGGGTGGTGACGACGGTGACGAGCGGGACGGTGGAGACGACAAGGTCTTCGGTTGCGTACACCCCGGCGCCGTTGTCCCAGACGACGGTTGCCTGCATGGCGGTGGCGGGGGCGGTGAACTGGGTCCGGTAGATGCCGGAGCCGGCGATGTCTTCGGTGATGCCGGTGGTGGTACGGGCGATCAGGTCGGCGCCTTGGTTGTCTCTGAGCCGGTAGCCGATCACGCCTGCGAGGCCGGTGGTGAATCCGTCGGCGACTGCTTCGACGGTCGTGGAGGGGGCGGCGTACAGCACGTTAGTAGACCCCCATGTAGTAGAAGACGTTGGTGCCGCCGGCTACGGGCACGGATGCGCCGATCGCGGGCAGGTCGGTCTGGCCGGTCTGCTGGATCGCGCCCGGCAGCTTGCCGGGGAGCGCGTTGGCGTACCACTGCGAGTAGCCGGCCCGGATCGGTGTTGGCTGGGTGGTGCCCCAGGCGCCGTTGACGACGAAGACCGCGTAGTAGCTGCCGTCGGTGAGGACGGTGTAGGGGGCGGTGAACGGGAACTGGATCGGCCCCTGCACCCAGTTCGCCAACGCGTTGAGGTTGGCGGAGAGCACCAGGATTTTCCCGGTGGAGTCGGCGAGGCCGAACCGGACGGTGGTTGGCGGGGTGCCTGCGGCGGCGACGGTGTTGCGGAGCACGATCCCGGTGGCGATGTCGCCGCCGCGGAGGCCGATGAGTGCCCCGGCGACCTGCTGGGTTGCGGGGAGGACGGCGGTCGGGAATAGGAAGGGCGGGCCGTTCTCGGAGATCACCCCGGCTGCCTGCTGCGCGAGCTGGGCCTGGTCGACCGTCGCCGTGGACAGGTACCAGGATGTGCCGTCGAAGGTGACCGTGAGTTGCGCACCGGCGGTGACGGAACGGGAGGTGGTGATCGCGAGGTTGCCGCCGGGGATGAGTGACAGCGCTCCGGCGAAGATGAGGGTGGCTTCGCGGCCGACGTGGCTGCCGGTCAGGGTCGCGATGCTGGTGGTGCCGGTGATTTTGACGGTGTCGTAGCCAACCGGCAGTGCAACCGACGCCGCGGACGCAACGGACGGGATCAGTGTTGCCGCGGTCGGCGGGAACGTGACGGCCGCGCACTCGTTGTCGCGGATCTTCCAACGCCTCGTGTCGGCGAGCGCCCCGTTCAGCGTGCCGATCGCGAGCGTCGACCCGAACAGGGTGTTGCCGGTGACGACGAGGTCGTCGATGCCGGGACCGTCGAGCAGGAGCCCGTATTTGTACGGGGTGTTGTTGATCAGTTGCCAGTTGCGGCCCGGCCCGTACTGGCCGCCCGTCACGTTGATGCCCTGCGTGAACGGGGCGGCGGGGCCGGCGTAGATGTACAGGCTGGCCGACGGGGAGATTCCGTCGTCGATCGGGGCAACCGAGCCGGGGATGCACGCGACGGATTCGCCCAGCGTGACCGCTTGCACCTGATCCAGATGGATGGCGCGGCCGCGGGCGTTCGAAGCGCCACCGGAGATCGCGAAGCCGTTGACGGTCGACTCGTTCGCGGCGTTCGACGCCATCCCCGACAGGAGGATCCCGCCCGCGTACTGGTCGTAGTAGTTGCCGGCCAATGTCCAGCCGGAGAGCGACCCTTGCTGGGCAAGGTTTCCGCGGCGCCCGTCGAAGTAGAGCGAATACGATCCGTACAGGCCGGTCTGGGACGCCTCGAACAGACAGCCGGTGAACGCACCCTCGTTGACCGACAGCGCCGACCCGGCGTCCTCGTTCGACACGAGAGCGCAGGCGGTGACAGCTTCGGCTGTGCCGTTCACGGACGAGGCGCCAGGGTTCAACACAGACGTGACGGTGAACGTTGTGCCGGTCGGGACCGTGGCGACCCGGAACATCGAGTTGTAGGCGGCCGGTGTCATCCCGCGCAAGACGACGAAGTCGCCGACACGGAAGTCATGCGTGACAGACGTCGTGACGGTGAAGTTCGCCCCGGTCGAGACGATCCCGGACACGACGTACTGCGAGTGCGGCCCCGCCCCCGTGAACGTCGACCCGGTGAACTTCAACCCCGTGGACGTCCCCGTCACATGCAGCGCGGGTTTGCAGCCGGTGTAGCCGGCCGCGCCGTTCGCGGTCTCAAAGCGGCAGTTCGAGAACGCCGGGGAGCCGTTGCAGTTACGCACCCGCAACCCGACCCCGGCCGCCGCCGAAGACGAGCGCCCCTGGCAGTTATCGACCTTCAGGAAAATGCAGGTGTCGAACAGGTAGAGGCCGCCGCCTGTGTTCTCCATCGTCACATCAGCGACCGTGCCGTTGAAAACGTTGATAAGGCTGAGGTTGTAGGCGCCCTGATCCCTGGTCACGGCCGGCTGGACGTGGAGGTTCTCAACCGACACCCGCGTCGACCCAGACGACGCAGACAACGTGACAGCGTCACCAGACGGGAACCCCGGCACCAGCACCGTCCCGGCACCAGCCCCCACTAGCCCGCCCGGCTGCGTCGACGGCGTCGCGAACGCGAGCGGCGAGTTGAACCGCCACCGCCCCGCACCGAAATACAGGTGGCCGCCGCCCGCAGCTACCCGGGCCGCGTCAGCCGCCATGATCGCCGCGTAATCGTCCGTCGCACCGTCACCCTTCGCACCGTAATCCCGGACGTTGTAAAGAAGCTCCCTCCTCGCCGGGGCGTGCGCCGGCATCTACCGCAACCCCTCCCGGAACCCAGCCGGCAGATGCCTGTTCCGCTGGTGGGCGGGCAGCTTCGTGTCGGGGGCGAGCGAAACCTGCTTACGGCCCCGCTCCAACTGGGCGCGGAACCCATCCTCGATGTCCGCAACCGCACCGTCGAACTCCCTGCGGCGCAACTCACGCAACCTGTCGTTCGCCAGGTCGCTCTCCGCCATCGCGTCGAACCCACCAGGCCGGTCACGCCGCTGCCCGTCAACCGCGTCCACGATCCCGGACGTCAACGGGAACGGACGGCCCGTCCCGCCCTCACGCCAATCCAGAACATGCATCGCCGGCCGGTCGTCGCCGGCCCACACGAGCACCTTCCACACCCACATCCGGTATTTCTCATCGCGATCTCTGACCAAGATCAGGTCCCGGTCGATGTCCTTGAGGGCACGGCTAAGCCGGGCCTCGTCGCCCGCCTCTTCGGCGACAACGAGGCCCGACCTTGTCCGTGAAGTAACGAGCGCCATCCCGGCCTTAGAACTGCGCCGATCCGGCCTCATCGAGGTTATTGATGAACGTGATCTTGTTGCACGCGAGCCCGCCCAACTGGACGCGGTCGAGGAGGTCGTACTCCTTCGGCAGCGTCCGCGAGAAGCGGCGGGCCTCTGCGCCGTCGTCGTTCAGGAACCCAGGCCCGACGTTGTCGCCGTACAACTGCAACGCGTCCTTCAGGATCAGCCGGCACGCCTTCCGCGGCGCGAACAGCGACTTGATCATCGGGTACGGCTGGTCGGCGCCCTCATAGAGGATGCCGTTGAACCCCGACTTGAGCGTCCCCGTCGCGGGCTCATACCGCACCTGCGAATACTTCGACTGCTTGTACAGGTCGATCACCTTCGGGTGGGCCATCCCGAAGTCGTGCGCACCCACCCCAGCGCCGCGGGAGATGTAGGTCGCGTCGTCGAGGATCGCATCCGACAGAGCCGCGACCGTGGTCACGCCTGCGCGCCCGTCGGTGCCCTGCCACTGCACGACGTTGCCCTTGTCGATGTTCTCGAATACGCCGGACACAGCAGCGATCTGCTTCAGTCCCTGCATCGCGGTCCCGTAGGAGCCGGCGATGTAGATCCCCGACGTCGCCGCATGCACGATCGAGCCGGAGCCGCCATCGGAGGCGGTCTGCGTGGTTGAGAACGTGATGACGCCGGTCGTCCGGTTGACCGACGCGATCTTGCGGCGCAACCCCTGGCCGGGGTCGGCGCCGGTTGAGCGGGTGAGGACGTCGACGACGCGGCCGGGGTACAGCCGGTCGAAGTTGTCCCCCGACGTCACGGTGATCGTCAGCGACGTCGCCGCGTCCGTCACCGTCGCCAGCAGCGCGTCGCCGCCGCCGTGGAGCATGTCCTCCTCGATCGACGCGAGCGACTGCCGCGCCTCCTTCGTGTACGCCGCAACCGCGTTCATCGCCGACGTCGAAGGGTTCGACGAATCCCGGTCAGCGTCCACCGAGATCGAGAACGGTTGCAGAATCCGGGCGATCGCGACGTGCGCCTCGTTTGTGTCCATCACCTGCGGGACGTTCCAGGTGCCGGTCTCCGAAACGGAGCCGCCGCCCTGCAACTCGGCGAGGAACAGCGGGACACGAACCCACTTGCCGGAGAACACCTCACGGTTCCCGTCCATCGCCTTCGTGTAGCGAAGGTATTTCCCGGAGTCGTCACCGACCCCGCTCAGTTCGGCCAGCAAGGGGTGCTCGGTCGGGAACAGCTCCTGCACCTTGCCTTGAAGCTCGTACAAGAAGTTCACCCAACCTGTGGCGGAAGTCACGTCGGCCGTGGCGGGGTCACCTGCCTTTCAGTCCACGCGGCGATCGTTCGCCGGATGGTTCGTGTGTTTGTGTGGGACCACGAGAAAGGCCGCTCGTTGGCGGCCTTCGTGGGTTCGTGCGCGGAAACTTTGTTGGCGGGTTAGGCGCGGGCTGCCCAGGAGCGTGCGAGGTCGCGCTCGTCGCCGTACACCTTCGGGGTGACGCGGAGGCCGGTGCCGCCGCCGGCCGGGTCCTGTGGCGCCCCGGCCAATGTGGAGATTTCGTTGGTGTGGCGTTCGATCGCAGCCTTGGCAATCGCGTCCTGGTAGGCCTTGACTTGCTGGTAGCCCTGCTCGAGGGCGAGCTCGGCGGCCCGGTCGGTCATGCCGTAGCGTTGCGCCAACTCAGGTAGCGCGTCCCTCGCGGCGGCCAGCATCTGTTCGCGAGCGAAGCTGCGTGAGGGTTCGTCGCCGAGGAACTCGCCTTTGCGGGTTTCGACGTCGACGGCGGCGTCCTTGAGTAGCGATGCTTGCTCTTGTTCGGCTTCCTGCTGGGCGCGGGTGGCGAGCGGCGAGATCATCTCCTGGATCGCCGTCAGGGTCTGCTGCCGTTCCCATTCGTTGTAGGCGGCGACCGATTGCGGGTCGAACGGGTCGTACTCGGGCGGCCGCCCTTCCTCGAGAGGCTGCTGCTGTACGGCAGGCTGCTGGTATTGCTGGGCGATCTGGGAGAGCGCGTATTGGGTTGCTTCCCAGTCGTCGCGGGAGAGCTGCCACGGCTCCTCCGCCGCGGTCTCTTCGGCGACGGGGGTTTCGTCGACTGCGGGTTCGGACGCCTCAGGTGCGGAGAGTGTTTCGCCGGTATCCGGCGGTGTGTCGACCGTCGTCTCGTACTCTGCGAACGTATCCATCGAGGAGGTTGCCTCCTGTCCTTATTTGCCGGTTGCGCGGAACCGGATCGTGGTGGTGGTGATGTCGACCGCGTTTGCGATTTCCGGCAGCGCGGCGGCGGTCGCGACGGAGTTGTCACGGTAGGCCTTGACCTTCAGGTTGGCCTTGTCGAACTCGAAGATGTAGCCGCCGCCGTTGTCGACCTCCAGATGGTCGATGCGGACGGGCAGGTCGAACATCTGCTTGGTGACGGGGACGCCGTTGGTGGCGTAAACGCCGATGTTCATGTTGCCGACCCGGATGAACTTGTCGCCGGCTGCGAACCTGCCGGTGTCACCGGGATCGATCGTCACGGTTGCGGCCATGTCAGCTCACCGCTGCTTTCTTCTCTTCGGCGGCCTGCCGGGCGGCGGCGCGTTTCGCTTCGGCTTCGGCTTCCTTGTTGGCCGCCTCGAGCTGCTTCTCCTCTTCGGCCTTCAGTTTCGCGGCGAGATCGTCGGCTGCCTTCTGGTCGGCCTCGGCCTGTTTCGCGGCGGCCTCGTTCTGGGCGTCGGTGTTGAACTCGGCGAGGTTGACGTTCAGGCCGCGCGCGACGGCGGCCTCGAGCCGGGTGAGGCGGTCTTCGGTGTCGTTGCTCATCAGGGGTTCCTTTCAGGTGGAGGGAGCGAAGGGGCGAAAGAGTTACGCGAGCGTCGAGACGCCAACGGTTCCGGTGACGGGGTTGGCGTTGTTCGCGATCAGCCGGAGCCTCCAGATTTCGGGGATGACGTCGGAGACCGTGACGTTCGCGACGGCGGTCAGGCCGGGGTAAACCGTCAGCACCGTCGTGGCGTTCCCGACGAGAGCTGCGGAGGTGAGGAGCGGGTAGTACTTGCCGCTGATTTTGTCTTTGCCTTCGACGACGAGCGTCCAGGAGCCGGTCCCTACGGCGGTGATGTCGACGACGACTTTGACGCCGGAGACCCCGGTGTTTTGGTTGTCGGGGCCGACCACCGTAGTCGTGTTCGCGGGTGGGATGGCGAGGGAGTAGCTGTCGAGGAGTTCGGCGGGCATACGGGGCTCCTTACTGCGCGGGTGGCGGAGGTGGCGGGCCGGGTGGCCCTGGCGGCTGCTGTGGCGGCTGCGGGGCGCCAGGGGGCTGCCCAGGCTGCCCGGGCGGCTGGAGTTCCGCCTGCGCCTGCGCTGCGTGCTGCGGCGCCTCAGCGGCGGCCTGCTGGTCGGCGACCTGACGGGCCATCGCCAAATGCTCCTGAATGTGCGACTCCAAAGCGGCGACGGTGTGCATCTCGCCGGACATGTCGGCGGCGACCTGCGCCTCCCGGTGGATCGGGACATGCACCTGCGGCGGGTCGTAGTAGGCGACCGTCACCGGCTTGCCGGTCGCGAGGAGATGGTTTTCGTTCTCCGCCTTCTCCGAGTGTTCGTCGTTCGGCTGCTCGGGGGTCTCCAACGCCTCCCCGGCCTCCAGCGAATTGCGGTACCAGTCGACCCAGGCGGCCGCGTTCGCCATGACGATCTGCGAGTTCAACGCGGCCGTCCAGATGTCGTTGACCTTCTGGATCTCCGCACCCTGCGACCTCGGTTTCGCCGAGCCCTTCGCGGGCCGGACAACGCAGCCGGTCGGCAGCTTCGTCGCGTTGAACGTGTCGGCCTGCACATGGTTGTCGTCCGCGTCGAACCGGATCTGCTTCTCCGCCCCCCAATACGTCCTGATGAAATGGATGGACGCTTCGACGAGCCGGCCGATCGCGATCTTGTGCTCCTTGATGATCGCGGAGCGTTTCCCCGATTCCTGCTCGTGCAGCAGCGCGAGCTGCCCGTAGGTTTGGGCGTTCTCGGGGTTCTCCCCCAATGCTGACTGGCCGATCCCCGACGCCCGGTCGAGGTCGCCGATGGCGTCTTCTTTGTCCTGGTACATCCACGCCCCCGGCTGGACCCCGGACACGGGCATCGGCGGCTTCTCCGACGGCTCGACGGCGATCACTTCCATCGGCCAGCCGCGCCGCTTGTGCGCGTTGCCGCCCTTGTCGACGATCACGTACGGTTGGCCGCGGTCGATCGTCTTGTCGATCTGGTTCGTCCGTTTGTTCACCCGCCGTTGGATGTCCTTCATCGACTCCACCAGCGCCCGCGACCAGAACCGGCCGGTGACCCGCCACCAGTGGAAATACGAGATCCCGGAGACGTAGGTGCCGTCGGGTGCGACGACCGGCAGCTCATCCCTCACATCCAGCAACGTGAAGCTGTTGGAGGCGAGGATGACGACGCGGCCCTTCGGCAGCTTCGCCGTCGGGCGCCGGTAGCACTTGTACACCCACACGTGATCCTTCAACCGCGACGAGCCGGAGCCGGCGCCCTGCCGCGACCCGCCAACACCGGACGCGCGCTGGTCGACGCCGAGCTCGTTCCCGATGTCCGTGTCTTCCTTCAGGTCGGCGGCGGCCTGCCCGTACTGCTCCTGCAACCCGCTGATCGGCTCCGGCGCGCAGAGGATCTCCCACGGGAAGTTCTTCTCGCGCGCGACGCCGGCCGGCACCAGGAACCCAAACGGCGAATGCACCTTCCAACGGATCGCACCCTCATGGATCGTCCGCATCGACACAGCCGGATTCGGCCCGTCCGCCAACAACTGCCTCGCCTGGGCGGCGTCATGGACAGGCTTGCCCTGATGGAACGGCACGTCGCCCTGCTTGACCGGCCCGGCGGTCGGGTCGAACAGCACCTGCACCGCCGCCGTACCGAGATCGATGACGGTCTGGCGGAGCTCGAGCAGGGTGGCGTCGCCGTCCCACTCCGAGTCCCAGCCGTACCCGACCGCCCGGTTGCACTGCGCCTGGAAATCCTCCTCCCACGAACCATCGTCGACGAGCAACAGTTCGGGCCGGTCATCCTCCGCGCTCAACTCTCCGAGGAGACGGAGCCTGCGTTCGGTGATGACGTCGCCGTTGTACAGCTCGCCGCGCTCCATCTGCTCTTCAACATCCCGCGGTACCAACACCCGCCCCTGCGCGCGCGACCAACGCGCATACGGTTGCCCCGCCGCGAACGCGAGGTTCTCCATCCACGCCGGCTCGAACCGGCGGCGGTCCTCGCGCGCCTGCTTGATCCGGTCCCGCCACAGATCCGTCACCGTCTCGGTGTCAGCCAGCGTCCCGTCCGGGCGAGCAACAGCAACAGCCATCCAGCCCTCCCGGTCGGTGTTAGATTCTGCGGTCGGCGGCGGGCAAATGGGGCAGGAAAGACCCAGTGACCTACCGACGGGTAGCGAGGGCTTGACGCTCCGAGTCGGCCGACGCGCCCCGCTCGCCGCCCTTCTTCTTACGGCAGCGTCAGGTACTCAGGGGCGACAAGGTCAGCCTCCCAATCCGGGTCAGGCACCGGCTCAACATCGAGGGGCGAGTCAACCGGCAAAGGCTTCCCGGCGAGATGGCAGATCGTCTTCACAAGCGACGCCCGCTCAACCTGCCACGCCCGCTCCCGCCGCTCGAGCTCACGCACCCACCACTTCTCACGACGCCCGAACAAGCGAACTACCTGCCCCGCGTCATCGCGGCCAACAAACCAGGCGGCGGCCCACCACGCGACGGCAACCCACCACCAGCCGGAGCAACCACAGCAGCCGGCCCGGCGGGCTCGGCGCGTTCCTTGCTAGCGATCTGCGCGAGCGCTTGCAAACAGTGCGCGGCGACCTGTTTGTCCTCAGGGTCATCCGCCCCCTGCATAAACACCGTCAACGCCTGAATCGCAGCATGCAAAGCAGGGTTCATAAGTCACCCTCTCGAGTCGAAGTTACGCGGCCGTCTTCCGTGGCGCACGGGCCCGCACCGGCTCATCCGGAGACTGGAACTTCCGCGACGCCGAAGCAACCGCAACAGCGAGAGGCTGCAACTCCGCCAACTCACCCTCCGCAATAGCCTGCGCCTGCTGCGCCATGTCCCGCTCGAGACGCAACGAATGGGCCTGCTCGCTCGTGAGCATCCCGTACCGCTCGGCGATGCCCTCCAAGTAGTCGGCGCGGGTGACGATCCCCGTCATCGCAGCCTGATAGACCGTCCGCTCCGACAGGTAAACCCGGCCGTCCAAAAACTCGAAATGCGTATCCACACACGGCCCATCGCTCGAACGATCCACGCTCATCCCCGGAAACATCGACGGCTGCTCAACCACCCGAAACTCAATCACCACACACCCCCCTCAACCGACACAAACTCATCACCACCACGCGCCTCACGATCCCACCGCTCCTCCGCCTCCCTGAGAGCCTCCGCCTGAAGGTAAGCGCGACGCGCCGTCTCATCGTTCCAATCCGGCAACGGCGCAACCTCCGTCGACGGGCCACTCCGCACCAAACACGCGTACCGGCACATCGCAACGGCGTGACCGTGTTTGCTCTCAAAGTCAGGGTCGATCTTCTCGCCCGCGTCCGACTTCCCCATCGGCTGCAACGGCGCCGCACGCAACTCCTCAACCAGCCGCGCACAACGATCACGAACGAAGAACACCCGCGGCGCACCCAACTCGCCAGCCCTCGCATGCCACGACGGAAACGGATGCGCAGGATCAAGCTCGAGCAGCTCACGCAACCGGACAAGCCCCGCACGCGGATCATTGTTCGCAGGCACCAGCGGCACACCGTGATCGGAAAACTCATCAGCCAACATCGCCGGAACACCCCAACGGTTCCGCGCCCCCGTCCGCTTCCAAATCGACGGATCAGCGTAGGCCGGATTGCCGAACCCCCACAACGCCTTCCGCTTCTCAACCACCAGCGCACACACATCCGAAGGAAGCATGTCCTTCACGTACAGCATGTCCGCGAAGATCAGGTTCCCTTCGTAGTCCTCAGGGACCAGCGCCCACGGCGCACCGTTCAACCCGTAGTCGCAACACTCGAACCTGACGTGCGCGTCCTGCAACTCAAACCCGTCGATCAGATGCGCCTCCGTCACGGACACGGCGGCACCCTCAAACGCCCCCCAATCACCATCGAGAAGCTGCTTGCGTAGCTCGTCCGGAAGATGCGCGAGCGACGCCGCGTAGTCGTCAACATCCAAGCCGGGGTTGTCTTCGACCTTCGCCGGGATGAACACCACCCGCGGGCCACGCTCATCAATGAACCGACGCTTAACCCAAATATGACCTTCGCCGCCAGGCGTCCCCGTCGCCCGCGTACGGATCGGCACCCCAACCTGCGCCAACTCCATCGAACGACGAGCACGCGAGAACCCGATGTACTCGTACTGCCGCTCCGTGAACGACGTCGCCTCATCGAACCCGATGAACTGAAACGCCGCCCCGTCGTAGTCGAACATCGACGTCTCATGCTCCACATGGCCAAACTCCAGCGTCGCACCCGACGGAAACGTCCACCGCTTCCGCTGCTCGTTCCACCTCGCGTCCGACCGCGCAAGCCAATGCTGCGACCGCAAAATCAACGTGTCACCCTTCGACAACTGAGCGAACGTACGACGCACGATCAGCGCGTGATAGTCGGGCTCGTCAACGTACTGCAACGCCGCCATCAGCAACGCATCCGACTTGCCGCCACCCGCCGCACCACCGTAGAACGCCTCCCGATGATCGAGCAGCAGAAACGCTAACTGCGGCTCACTCGGCGTGTGCGGGCAATACCGGTCGAGAGCCGGCCAGCGCGCCGAAATCAACGTCGTCAAGGGCGCCGGCCTCGGCGAGGATGTTGAGAACTCCATGCAGGCTCACCTCGCGTCGCTCGATCTCGATAGGCCCACCGTTCGCACCAGTCACCTCAACCGTGCGCTCAGTGAACAACCCCGCCGTCTTCCCCAACAGCTCCAGCGCCCGGTTCGCGACCTCGCCACGGTATGGCTCCCCGTTCATCGCCTGCTCCGCGTTCACCCGAAGCTTGTCCCGAACGTACGCCTGGTTCGTCGCATCCCTCACGTCACGCCACCACGCCATCAACTCCGCGTGCCTGACAGGGTCCGCACGCCGAAACGTCGACGACCCGTTAAACCCACACTCACGAGCCGCATCATGTGGCGTCGCCCCCTCACTGACCAGCGCCTCCCAGCGCTCGAAATCCGACGGCGACGGCTCAGACCACACACTCACGACGGCACCACCCCGGAGAAGACCGCCTCAACCGTCCCAGGACGCACGAACAGGAGGCAATGCGGGCGAGTGTAGCAACCGATCAGGCGGCATGACGGTCAATCATCTCGCTCGGCAGCTCCAGCGGCCCCGTGAACACGGTAGCCAGCCAGGCAACACCCGCAAGCCAATCCGACTCGACGGCACGCTCAGACCACGACTCCACAAGCGCACGAGACACCCCCGTCCCACGATGGTTCAAATCCGTCCGACTCACGAGCCCCAGGATCTCCTGGCACGCCACCCTCACCGGCCGGCCCTCCTTCACCAACACCGCCCGCGGCCGCCGCTCACACACCACGTACCGCTCGACCACGCTCATCCACCAGGCGAACGACTCCGCCCGCAGCTCCCGCATCCGCAACTCGAGCTCCAACATCGACCGCAGCCAGCAGGTGCACACAGGCGGGTTCGACGACCGCACCTGGCAGCCTGCCGAATGGGGTTGCATCGGCAGCCTGTCCCCGCTCCCGTGCGTCTGGTTCCCGTCGGCCGGCGAAGCGTAGTCCCGAGCCCGGAGCAGCCCCACGATCAGACGCTCACGGCGGGTCACAGGTCGGAGCCGTTCCGGAGAGGGGAACTGATTCTCAGGTTTGCCCCTACCCACACCATTAGGCAACCCCTCGCAGGGCCTCTCCGTCAACTCCCCTCTCGTCAAACGGGATCCTGACGGGAGTCCGCCACCTGCCACGGGCGTCCTGATGCCACCCACCGTCCAACATCTCGATGACGGACAGGCACCGCCGGCCGTCCTCCTTCGGTGGATCCATTCGCAGCCCCTCGGTCGACGTGTAGGCGTGCTTCCCGATCCGGTGCTTGTCGAACGCATGGGTGGAACCGAAGTCGAGCCCACACCCCGAGCACTCGTTCACGACGCCCCTCCGATCCCCGCCACCTGGCGGCATCTAATCGTTGTTCCAGTCCTCCAGCTTTGGCTTAGGTAAGCCAAAACAGCCCGCATCGAGACAGAACCGGCCGCCAGCCTGACCGGGCAGCCCACCTGTTTTGGCTCAACCAAGCCGTTTCCCTGTTCCAACCGGGAAACCGTGACGCCCCCGTGATGACACCAGCCCCCCGACAGGCCGCAACACCGCACCAGCACACGGTTCGCCGCTAACCCGCAGGTAACGATCACCGAGCAGCCTCTAGCCTCGCTAGCAGCTCGCCACGCTCCGCCTCCGTCAGCTCAGCCGCCGCGAACTCGTCATCGAGCTCGGCGTGCAACGTCAGCACCCCGTTCGCGATCAGGCCGGCGATGTACGCGAACCCCTGGCCCGACCCGTTCACGGTCGGGCCGCGCTCAGGCGTAGGCTCAAGCGCCTCGAGTTCGAGGTCGTCGGGGGAGACGAGCACGCCTTCGCGCTGGATCCGCTGGAGGATCCGGACGGCCTTGCCGGCACCGCCGCCTGTGCGGTCGATCTCGTCGCGGGTGAAGTCGAACGCGGCTTCGGGCACCTGGCCGACGAATGAGCGGAGGACGCGTTCGGTTCGGCCGTCGCGGTCGCGGAGGGTGACGAGGAGGCGGATGACGGGGTCGGTGCGGTCTGGCTGGTGGTCTTCGTGGTTTTCGTAGGTGGCAGTTGCAGCGTTGGGCGTAGTGCCTGCTACTGCCTTTGGTTCTAGTGTTGTTACGGGACGGGACGGGTCCCCCGCGCGCGAGTCACGGTCGTAACGGTCGTGACGTGTGGTGTTGTTGTCACGGTTGTCACGGTTGTGACTGTCACGTTGTTGTTTGGCTCTGTGTCTGCGTTGGCGCTCTGCTGCGGTGGGGTCTTGTGGTTGGTAGCGTTCCCAGTTGTGGACTTTGTATTGTCCGTCGCCTAGGTCGTCGACTAGGCCGAGTTCGATGAAGTGGTGTAGGTGTGCGTTGGTGCAGCGGTAGGTCTTGAGTCGGGCGTGGTAGTAGGCGTGGTGTAGTTCCTTTACATTGAAGTGGCCGCCGTTTCGTTCTCTGGCGCAGTAGGCCCAGAGGCCGTCGCCGAGGATTCTGCGTTCGCGGTCGTTGAGTTCGGAGAGTTTTGGGTTGCTGCTTACGCTGTCGTCGAAGCGTCCCCAGCTCATGTGTTGTTCACCTCCTTGAGTGCTTGGATGGCGGCGGCGATGGCGTCGTGGATGGTTTCGCCTACGGCGAGTTCGTCGCCTCCCCAGCCGGCGAGGTAGCCGACTTCCCAGCCTTCGATTCGATAGGTGTGTTCTGATCCGATGCCGCCGATTCGGGTGCCTTTGCGGATGGGTCGGATGGTGACGCCGCGGCCGTTTTCTGCGAGTAGCCTGATGAGTTCGGGGAGCCGTTCGAGGTTCATCGCCGCAGCCGTCCTGCGGGATGGTTTGGGGTGTGTGTTGTTGGGGTCACGGCGGCGAGTCCTTCTCGACCGCGGCCATGAGGCAACAGCCCACACCAGATTCCGTGCCGCTCGATGGCCCGGGCGACGCGCGGCCACACGTCGCAGTTCTCGCCGCAGTAGGTGGTTTCGGCTGTGTGCGCGATGTGCCAGAGCCCACCTGGTTCTTCGACGGCGCCGCCGAACTCGATGAGTCTGGCCGGGATCGTGCCGATGTTCAGCGCGCCGCTCATGACGCCACCTGGCGGTACGGGATCCCGGCGCCTGTCGCCCTGGCGGCCCGCCGGTCGTCGGTGATCCGGGTGCGGCATTCGAGGCAGCGGTAGGTGTCGGCTTGGACGTCGAGGACGTAGCAGCACAGAAGCAGCTGCAGCCGCATCTGCTGCACCGGAGTTCTCTTTCGTTGGCGGGGTCGGCGGTCACGGCTGCGCCTCGAACTCAATCCGCCAGACGTCACGCGGTGCGTCCGCACCATAGAGCGCCTGCCACTTGTCAGAGAAGCCACGCGGCGACGTGAACCCTTCAGCGCGCGTCTCCGTCCACGAGAGCGGCAGCTCGAGTGTCTCCCGGCGCACGCTCACGATGCGGATGCGGTCGACAGCGGTCCCGCCGCGGCATAGCTGGACGGCGTAGCTCCTGCCAGGCTCGTAGGTGCAGGGCAGCAAGTGACCGTTGCCGTCGCGTTTCACCGGCCGGCGTGTGACCCTCTTCTGCCCGAGCGTGATCTTCGCGGCGAGGTCAGGTGCGAAGATCACGGCTGCGCCAGTTGGTCGATGGTCACTTCGGCGCGCGGCGACCCGTAGAGCTTCTGCCAGCGCCCCTGGGCGAACTGTGCGTCGTCCCGGGCCACGATGCCCGCCAGGGCGTCCCCTATGGCTCTGACGAGTTTGTCGCCGTCCGGCTTGACGGAATGCCAGAACGGAGCGTCGGGACGTAACTCGCCCGCGTGCTTGCCTGTCCGGTAGTGCGCTTTGGGCCGCGGGAAGTAGAAGGTCGCTGTGAGCACGAGCGGCCCTGTCATCGGCGGGCCCTGCTCGAGGATGCGCGACTGGCCGGCCGGGTCGCCGCCCATCATCGCCTCTGTGGCGGCCCAGGCGACGGCCTCACGCCACGGGCGCGTAGCGGCGTTGTCTTCCCGCATCCCCCATTTCGTGCGGGTCTTCGAGCCCTGCGGGGCAGGCACCCCGGCGACGGTAAACGCGATCACATTCCCGTCCGTAATTCGCCGACGGCGTCTGCTTTGCTGGCTGCTTTGCTGTTCACATCCACTCGTGGAAGCTGCCTTAGAATCACTCGACTGCCGTCCCTACGACGTACCGTGCGAGGTCCCGGAGTGCGTCCTGGCCGCCGTATTTGGGTGGGAGGTCGTCGAGGTCGGCGCACTTGCGGACCTCGCTTAGACCGCCGAACGCGAGCACGACGAGTTCGACGAGGGCTGTGTCGGCTGCGGTCTGGTCGCCGAACAACGAGGTTTGGGCGTGCGTCACGCGGCGGCCCTCAGCCGCACGAGACGCGGATGCTCGTACTCACGGTCAAGCCACCAGCCCGCCTGCTTGAAGCAGTAGCCGGGGTTCGCCGACGCAATCTTCGTGCGGTCGATCCACGTCACCCAGCCGTCCGGCGGCGGGGTACCCCAGCGCTCGACGGTGAGCAGCATCGCGGCGCGGATCAGGTCGGATGCGAGCCCGGCGCCTTCGTTGCGGAAGTACGAGCAGCGGTAGCAGTCAAGCCCGTCCCACGGCTTGCCTTTGCGCGGCCACTTTGTCACCCAGAGAGCTCGCTCGCACGGCGTCGTCAGCACGAGTACGTGGCCGACACCGCCGACCTGCGGCGACTGGTGGCGGCGGCAGTAGTGCCGGTCGGCGAGCGACGCAGCCGCACGGTCGAAGCGGTTACGCATCGTCCAGACGACAGGCTCGACACCGGGGATCGTCAGCGCCTCGTTCACCGACGCCCCTTGGTGGCAGAATCCGGAGTGGTGAACATCCGGTACCTACCCGTCAGGAAGCGCCGGGGGCACAAGTGGCCGACAGCCGAACCGTGCCGCCACTGCGGCGGCTTCGAGACGACGCTCCGCATGGTTGACGAGCACCCGTTCGTCACCTGCAAACGCTGCGGACGCGCACGCCTGAAGTCGTAGCCGCTCACCGTCGCCCGCTTTCTTCCGCCCGCCAGTCGACCGCTTGCTTGCAGGCGAGGCATACCGCGCCGTCGCCGTACAGGAGCCATGTCATCACGCACTCGACGCAGATCGGCCGTGGCTTCACGTCAGCCACCGAATCAGCAGGACGATGCCGATGCCGACCGCGAGGCCGGGAAGGAAGACGTACAGGAACAGCGCCCAGCCGAGGCCGTCGGTCATTGACGCACCGCCATCTCGCCGATCACCGGCACGTCCACGGTCGCCACCCCGCAACCCGCCAATACGCATGCGCGGCCCGCACCTGCTCCCGCGGATCCAACGTCGAGCCGCCGAACCGGGCACGCTCACCCGCCCCCATCTGCGCGATCCCGAAATACTGGCCGTTCGTCGCGCGCGTCGAGTAGCCCGACTCGCACGCGAACACCCGCAACGCCGTCGAGCACTCCGAGCCGAAGACCTGGCAGATGATCTGCGGGACGCTCCGAGGCGCCGGCCGCAGACTCGCTCTTGTTTCTGCGAGCTCGCGCCGGATCACGACTACCCACGCCCACGCCCGCCGATACCCGCGCCGCGGCCCCGGCCTGGACAGAAGCCACGGACGATGCGACACCCACCTGACAGTTGTCAGACGGCGGTGAAGAGAACGCACCTGACGATGCTCGCGACGGTGCAGCGTGGTCATCGACGCGGCCACACAGGTGCCGGCGAAAGACAGACAGACGACGCACGCACAGGATGCGGTGAACAAGCGCACACGGCGCTCCTTTGAGAGACAACGATGACCTCGAGGCTCAACCGGCCTCGGCTTGCGATGTCGCCTCTACTGCCCCGCTAACCCGCGTGGTTAAGCGGAGTGCGTGTGTAAACGTCCGGACGCAGCGGACAGCAGTAATAAGACAGAGGTAGGTGCGGTAGGCGACAAAACCTAGAGAGCTAGCGGAACACGGCCAGTGGGCGGGACGGCTACGCAGGGGCCTGCAAAGCCTCGCAATCCGGTTCGACTCCGGAACTGGCCTTCTCACCTAGACCTTCGCCTTGAGGAGGTCGCGCATCCGGTCGCCAATCACCCGCGTCCCGGTATGCACATAAAGATCCGAAGTGGTTTTGACGGAAGCGTGTCCGAGGATCTTCTGGAGGTCGTCGAGCGCGAGCCCACGCATCCGCCACCGTGTTGCGAACGTGTGTCTGGCGCAATGTGGATTGCCGTGCCCGGTGATGCCCGCCTTCGGGTTGCGCTTGATGTAGGCAACGCGGGCGTCGTCGAGGCAGCGGTACCACCAACGGCCGAACGAGGTAGGGGCGATCGGTTGGCTACGGCGCAACTGCGTAGCGAAGCTACCGCCGGGTTTGTCGTACCAGAGATAGTCGGACGGCTTCAACCTCGCGTCAGAGATCAGGAAGTCCATCGCCATCGCCAGGCTCGGAACGATCGGAACCAGCCTCTCCTTGCCGCCCTTCGCGCCCTCCTTGACCATCACCATGCCGGCGTCGAAGTCGATCCGCTCGACGCGCATCTGGCAGGCTTCCTCACGGCGCAGACCCGTCTCGAACAGGAGCGTCATCAGGGGGCCGTCGGGGAGCGGAAGAGCTTCGAGCCTGAGTTGCTCGGCCTCGCTGAACACGTCGATGATCGGTTGGGCGTGCTGCTTCATGGCGGGCAGGTAGGACACCGGGTTGACTTTCAGGCCCGTCACATGCCGCTTGCGCAGCCCCCAGGCAAACCAGTTGTTGAGGTGGGCCTTGCGGACGCGCCGGCTCTTGACGGGGAACGTCAGGAGGCAGGTGATGAGGTCGTCCTCCCCGAACTCGTTGAACGCCCGGTCGGGGTACAGGTTCATGAGCACGGCGGCAGTACGCTTGTAAGCGTCGCAGGAGCCAAAGCCGCCGAGCTCGAGCCATTCTTGCCAGGCCAGAAACTCCTGCGCTGACCTGGCAGTCAGGTGCCGGGTGTCCCGCAGAGGCTCGTCAGCATACGCTCCGTCCCCGTCCGCATACCACTCAAGAGCGCTCATCCCGTCTCCTCGCCAGCGTCGGGGGTTTCCGTGCCGCCCTGCTCGAGCGCCGCCAGCAGAGGCATGACGTGCAGCCCGATGCACGCACCAAGCGCGGAGTCTCCCGGGGTCGGGTAGCCC